TGCACGAGCCGGCGGCTTCGGGACCGTAGGCTGAGAGGAAACCCGACCGATGAAGCTGCCCTAGACCTCCGGCCAGGTCGCCGTCGCCATCGCCAGCTCGGCGACTCGGATTTGCAATCACGGCAAGCGCGCCAAGCATGTCACGGGATACGGGGTGTCACTACTTCACCAGCGCCGTCGCGCGCGCCAGAATGGCCGACAGTGGGCAGGAATTCCCCCACCGAAAGGCCACCATCATGATGTACCGGGTCAGAGAACAACTCTTCACCGGCAGGCTGGTCCTGCAGACTCAGGACGAAGGCGGCTGGCGAGATGTCGCAGACCTCGCGAGGGGCGAGCGCTTCCACATCGTCACCGAGTCCGAGGCGGTGAAGATGGCCGCGGAGCTGGCCTACTACAAGGCCGAGATCGTCGCCCTGAGCGAGCGGGCCGCGCGTCCTGTTGTGCGAGCGAGCGCGCCGGCATAAACACCCGGGCGGATCTTCCCAGTGCCGCAGACCGTCGAGCGCTGGCGCTGGTTCACGCCCCAGGTCGGGAAGAAGAAGCCGACCCTGACGCGCTACCACCTCACCGAGGCCGAGGCCTTCGAGCGCTTCGGGCCGGACGTGCAGCGGGAGCCGGCGTCGCGGGAGGAGCGCCAGGTGTACGAGCCGGGCGAGCAGCCCCCGCCGAACTGGCGCTAGCTGGGCGCGCTGGCGCTCGCGGCGGGCCGCGGCGGCGTGGTGTTCGTCACCGTCACCTTGCAGGCGTCGTCGACCGACACGCCGCCGTTGACGACGGTGCCGCGATCGACCGTCATCGCGACCGTGACGACCCGTCCGTAGACGGAATTAGCGGTCGTGCACGCCGCCGAGATCGACTTGTCGGCCGACAGCGCCTTGATCTGGGCGGCGTCCATCTTCGAGTAGTCGATGCCGCCCGGAAGGGTCGAGCAGCCGGTGAGCAGCAGGGCTGCGATGAGTAAGGCTCGTTTCACGGGGCGGTCCTTTCGGGAGTGGCGGGCTTGTCGTCCTTGGCCTGCGAGCTGTTGCTCGAGCCGAGGTAGAAATTCACCGCGAGCGCGACGAGCGTCCCTAGCGTGCTCAACAGGGCCGCGTCGAACTTGACATCCGGCCGGAACAGCGGCGTCAGAAGCGCGGCCCCGAACAGGGCGAGCAGGATCAGAACGACGGTCGCCGCCATCGGACGGCTGGGGGTCTTGAGCTTCATACGTTGTCCTCGTCTTCATCGGCGGCCGCCTGCTTGGCAGCGGTGCGTTCATCGTCTTCAAAGGTTGCCGCGGCCTGCTCCCAGGCGTCCGGGTCGTAGCGCATGAAGTGGGGCGGGTCGCGATGCCGGTACAGGCCCTTGCGCTTCGGGTCGCGCACCCATTCCGGGCGCGTGTCCTTCTTCATGGCCGGACGGATGGGCGGGCCGAAGCTCATGCGATCTCGAGGGTGATGCCCTCGCCTCGCGCCCTGGCCGTCTGCATGAGGTCGAAAAGCGCATCGAAGGCAATGCGCGACCGGCCGATGGTGGCGGCGAGCTTGTCCATCCCGACGAGCAGGCAGCCGTGGGTGTCCTCGACGCTGTTGCCGGTGTGGATGCGGACGCCGACGAAGTTCGCCACGTTGAGCAGCAGCGGGAGCACCCGCTTGAAGCGCGGGCTCTGCGTGAGCTCGACGACGTAGGTGCCCGCGGGGATAGCCGTCTCGCCGTGAATCTTCACGCCGTCTGGCCTCACCGGGTCTTCGAGGGTCCAGCACTCGAACGGCGAGCCATCCACCGTGAGCCGGCCGATGGTCACGTCGGGGTCGATCTGGACTCGCTTGACGTTGACCTTCATTTTTTGCTCCTGTCATCGGGATGGCCCGAGCTGGATAGGCCGAGCATCCGCTCGACGCGGCACTTCGTGACGTCCTCGGCCCAGACGATCGCGCTGCCGCCCATATGCCCCGCGAGCCCGGCCAGCGCAGCGGTGACGAGCGGCGGCGCGTTGAAGAACTCACAGCCCCAGAAGGTGAGCACGCCGGCGAAGGCCGAGGTCGCGAGCTCGCCGATCAGTCCGGAGATCCCGAGCGTCGGGATGTCGCCGTTGCGCACGCGCCGGAAGTAGTTCACGAAGCCGCCGACGACCGAAACCGTCAGGATGAAGATGTACTGGCTCAGCGGGTAGTTGAGCGGGTCCTTCACTGTCGTGACCGTCGTCGTCACGGTCTGCGCCAGTACCGAAGCCGGCAGCATGTAGAGGAAGACAGCGACGGAAACGATGATGGCCACGGCTCAGGGTCCCTTCGCTATCGTTGGCTGGTCGAGCGCGGCCCTTAGATCTCCCTCCGACTGCGCCGCCGCGATGGCGGACAGCGCTTCACGCTGCTGCACGATGTCGGCGTCGATGCGCTCGAGCGTCTGCCGCGCCTCGGCGGGCGGCTGAAGGCCGCCGGCCAGGGCGAGCGCGATCTCGCGCAGCGGCCTCTGCTGGCCAGCCTCGAGGTCGGCGATCGCCGCCAGCGGCACCGCCTCGGCCTGGCTGCGGAGGACGTCCAGCGACGGCGGCGGCGGCTCGTAGGCGACATGCGTCCCGCTCGCGGCGTCGAAGCGACGCGCGGCCCGGTCGAACCGCTCGTCGCTGATGAAGACGCCGCGACCGGCGGGCGTGTTCGCTTCGAGCTCGTCGCCGGAATAGCTGCCGACGAAGAGGCCGGTGACCAGGTCGTAGAAGTGCGCCGTGACCCGCTTCATTTCTTGATCACCTCCGCGCGCAGGTCGAGGTTGGTGATCGTGAACGTGTCGCCGCTGGACAGGCGCTTCCCGTACAGGCCGACGGTCAACGAGGCGTTCGCGGTGGCGGAGAACCGCTTCGACACGGTCGTGGAGCCCAGCTCCGTCGCTCCGTTCGCCACCAAAGGCGTCCATTGCATGTTGAACCCGTCGAAGGCGGCCGCGTTCTGCAGTCCCCATGCACCCTGGCCGGCGCTTCCGCTCGCGTTCGCGAACGACCACGAGAAGGTCGCGATGACGAGGACGTCGACGGCCACCGCACCGAGCACGGACGACGGCGTGAAGGTGAGCGTCGCGCATGCCGTCTGGAAGCTGATGCCGTCAGGGACGTGCGAGTTCTGGGTGATCGACACCGAGCTCACCGCGGTCTGCTGCACGCCCGTCGCCGCGCCATCGGTGATCTGCAGCGTATCCACCAGCCCGTTGTTTCGGTCGTACGGCGTAGGTGGCAGGTCGCCGCGCTCGACCTTCACCTCGCGCACGCCGATCACGGTGCAGGCGGTCGTCATGTCCCAGATGACGCGCGCGCTCATGTAGGCCGCGGTGCTCGGAGCGGTGACGGCGACGGCGATCCTGTTTCGGTTCGTGCCGTCGGCCGCGAAGTCCACGTTCGCTGGGATCGGGTTCTGCGGGCCGTCGAGGAGAAGAACGAACCCGGAGTCGTAGAAGATCAGGTCAACGTAGACCTGGCCGACGGTCGCGAACATCGCAGCGTCGGCCGAGATGGTGTAGACCGCGTTCGGCTGGCAGACGATGAGACCGGCGGACAGCGCATTGACACCGGTCGTACCGGCGTGCGTCGCGAGCGCGCGCTTGCCCCATACGGCGTCGTCGTACACGCCGAGCGTCAGCGGCCCGGACTGCGTCCACCCGACCAGCCCGTTCTCGAAGCCGCCGTTCGGCAGCAGGTTCGATCGCCCCTGCGTGACGGCGTTGAACGGGCCGAAGCGCAGCGACTCAACCCTGCCGCCGACGCTCAGGAACGAAGAGTCGAGATAGAGCGTCTGGCCTGGGGCGGCCGGCGTCCCTTTCAGGAGCGACGCGTTCTTGTAGTAGCGGACGTATTGCCCGTCATACGTGATCGAGAAGGCGTCGCCGGCGACGTAGGCAGCCCCAGTGGTTCCGACGTTGCTTTCCCATATGTCATACGTCCCGGCGCCGACGCGGATTGCGTAGTCGAGCGAGGAGTAGCTGGTGTCCGTCGTCGGGTCGGTGTTAAGCCCGATCATGTAGTCGCCCGCCGTCGTCGGAGCGATGAAGGCGACGAAGGCCCCGCCGACGATCGGCGCCTGGCTGTAGACGCTCGCATCCCATGCGCCGCCCGATCCGCTGGTCTTCGTGACCGTGTTGCCGACCACCGTGCAGTTCGCGAGGTTGACCAGCACCAGGTCGGTCGTCGCCCCAGGCGAAGGCCGCCCGGTGCTGTTGTCCTCGACGACGTGAACGAGGAAAGCCGGGCTGCTGAGCGCGCCGAGCGCGTTCTGGAACCGCACCTCGATCACCAGGGCGTCGCCGACGCGGACGCCCTCGATCAACGCGTAGACCTCGCCGGCTGGCACCGGCGCGAGCGCCTGCCACGCATCGGGCGGGTCGTAAAGCGCGCGATACCAGCGCACCAGCACGAAGCCGCCGCCGTCGACGAGGTAGGGGTCAGTAATCGCCGTCCACGTCACGCGCACGCGGCTGTTGAACGATCCATCGGCGAGCGCGCTGTCCGAGCTGGCCGCCAAGCCGCTCGGTGTCGCGACGACCCACGGGTTCGGCAGCCCGCTGGTGGCCGCCGTGTTCGGCGTCGGTGCGTTCGGCAGGTCGTAGATCGCCGCCGCGTCCTGCTGCAGCGTGAGCTCGACCGCGCCGGCCAGGCTGAACTGCCAGTCGGTCACGCGGTAGTAGGCGGTGGAGAACCCGTACTCGGTACTCGTGACGCGCACCCGGTCGCCGACCTGCAGCGGCCACGCGCGCAGCTTCGCCGGATAGCGGATCACCTGGCCCAGCCGGTTGCGCTCGACGAACAGGGCGGCGAGATTCTTGCCGCGCGCCTTGCTGTCGGTGAACGGCAGCTGCAGGTCGGTGTACAGGCTCACCCCGCCGTCGGCCGTGACGTAGGAGGCTCGCGAGTAGACGTCCAGATCGGCCGTCGTCCACCCGCCCGCCGGGATGTAGCTGCCGCGGACCGAGTTGAAGACCTCGTCCATCCCGGCGCCGCCCTGCACCACCTCGATCTGGCCCATCAGATCGTCGTCGGTGAGGTCCATCACGCTCGCGGTCCATGCGCCGGCCTGAATCGACCACTGCGCGCCGTACGTGATGTAGCCGCCCATGCACTCGGCCAGGTCCTGCAGCACCGCTTCCTTAGCCTGGTCGCTGTTCACGACGCCGTTACAGGTGTAGCAACGCGCCGTGAGCGGGCCGACCGCGATCCAGTCGATGTCGAAGGAGTCGCCCCCAGTCGTCCCGAGGTCGATGCGGATGCCGGTGATCGTGTTCGAGATCCAGTCGGCGCCGCCGACGTCGAGGGTGCTCATGTCCCAGGTCGCCTCGGCGTAGCCGTCCGCGCCGTAAGTCGGTTGCGCGATGCCCTTGCGAGCGACTGCGCCATCGAACCCGTGCCCGGCGGTGCTGTAGAACACATTCCCGTCCCAGCCGCTGCCCGCGTTGCGCTTGAAGCGGACACGGACCGCTCGGTGCGCCGTACCGGAGATCGAGAGGCCGGTGCGCGACAGGCTCGGGTCGCCGCCGCTGGAAGCGAGCGTCAGCACGCCGTTCGCGACCGTGGCCGTCGCGCCGCCTGCAACCCAGCTTTCCGCGGCGCCAGCGGTAGCGAAGTGCGACACCAGCGCGGCGACGTTGAAGTCGACGAGCGGCACGAGCGCGTCGCAGGCGTTCGCGGCCGCGTTGGTGTAGGTGTCGTCGACATCGGCCGCGAGGCAATTCATGCCCCATTCGCTGGTGATGTAGTCGCGCGCGCAAAGCGCCGGGTTATCCGACCAGGCGGTCGTCGCAGTGCGCGGGTCGTAGACCAGGCGTCCGGAGACGTCAAAGGTCATCTGAGGCGGCCCGCCCAGGAAGCGCTGGTTCTCGAGGTCGAGCGACACCACGACGTAGGCCAACCCACGCAGGCGGTCGGTAGACAACCACTCGGCCGGCAGCGTCGCCGTCAGCATGGCGTCGGCTGTCTGGCTCGCCGAGCCGAGGTGCTTCTGGATGCGAACGCTTGGCAACGGTCTTTGAAAGGTGTACGTGACCTCGATCTCGTTCGCCCCGGTGTTGTTGATCTGCAGCCCGCCACCGGTGATGGTGTAGCTGCCGTCGACCAGCTCGCTATGGTCGCCCGCGAACTCGGACAGCGCCGTGTCGTATGCCGCCAGGACCGTGACCGCATACGGCTGCACGCTGTTGCCGCCCGCAGCGATGCGTACGGTGTGCTGTTCGTCCTGGGATGAGTAGAACTCGCCGCTGGTCGCGTAGCCGCTGCCATCGAGGGTGCCGACCGCGACGCCGTCGATGTAGACCTCGTTGATCGCCTGCACCTCATGTGCCGCCACGACGACGACGATGTGCTTGATCGCGTCTGGTTTGGTGTAGGTGACGCCGAAGCCCTTCCGGTATCCCGTCTTGTCGCTGGTCAGGATCGCGACGACCGAGCCGCCATAGATCGCCCGCCCGTAGCAGACGAGCCAGGGGGCCTCTGCCGACAGCACGGTGACGCTGCGATCCTCCAGACTGGCGTTGTAGGCTGCGCGGGCTTTGGCCTGGGCCTTTCGCGCCTTGCGCCGCGCGTCGACGGTTCCGTAGATGGCGGCGGCGACCGCGATCCAGGCGGCCTGCGTCACGGTGATCGTTCCGGCGCCCACCGCGAGCGCAGTGAACAGGCTGACCAGCGACACAGGGTCGGCCATCGCCGGCATGCCGGCCAGCAAGAGCCCGAGGAACACGAGGGCGCGCTTCATGCCAGCCGCCAGGCGTTCGTCGCCCGATCCATCGGGAGGATCGTCGGCTTCCCGGCGGAGTCGATCAGCACCGCGTCGCGCCCGGAGCAGATGCCCAGCGCCTCGCCGACACCCTCCCCCTCGCCGTCCACCGGCACCAGGACCAGGTCGCCGGTCTGCGCAAGCGACGGCGGCACCTCGAGGCCGGAGTGCAGGCGCCTGCAGCCCTCGGCCAAGCTGCCGCCGAGACGCTTCAGCGCCTTCCGTGCGCTGCGCGCGTCTGCTGTGGCCGGCAGCTCGATCTCCTTCCCGGTGGCGAACCTGATCCACGCCGCGGCGAAATGGCAGCAGTTGCGCGTCGGCCAGTCGAACGGCTGCATCGGCCAGCCGTCCAGGAACTCGGTCAGGAGCGAGGCGGTGCTCATATCTTCTGGAAGGCCTTCGACAGCCAGAGCGCCGGGTGCTCGATCAACGTGCGGACGTAGCGCAGGCCGGTATCGCCCGGGTAGCGGATCTGCTGCTGCTGGTCGGTGATCCGCAGGCCTTCCGCGTTGCGGGCGCGCGCCATTCCGGCCCGGGTGCAGATCAGCTCGATCCGCCCTTGCACCCCATCGCCCTCCATGCCGGCCGCCTTGCGCGAGATCTGCAGCTTGCTCATGTAGCCCTGCCAGCGCAGCACCTTCGCGCCGGCCGGCTGGTGCGTGTCGCTGAACAGCTGCAGGTAGAGCCGCACCGCGCGCCCCCGGTAGGTCGTCGGGTCGCCGATCGACGCGGCGAACATGGCGGCGTTCGTGACGGCGAGGCTCAGGGTGATCTGCTCGTTCGCGGTGTCGGCGCTCTCGGAGACGTTCTTCACGTCGGCCAGCACGCCGAGCGCGATGTACGTGCTGCCGCTGACCAGGGTGTAAGGCCAGGTCGTGAACCGCGAAGTGCCGGCA